GGAGATATCCCTTCTAATACTACATCTCCAAATTGCATATCATATTCGCCAATATGGCCATTTTCATCTAATGAATGCCATAATACTTTGCCAACGGATTCTTTCAATTGAAATCTTTTCACTAAAGCCGAACTCAGCTTTCCCTCTTCCAGTCACTTGTGTTCAAGATCATCAAGTTCATCTTCAAGCTTGGCCTTCTTCTTTTTGTCTTTATCATCTAGCTTTTCCTGTAGTGCGTAAGCATCTACTTCTTCTTTGATAATTTGTTTGAGTCTTTCAACAGAAATTTTCATAGAGGTCTCCTAATTTTCGCATCTATTATAAATAGTCGCTAAATTTCAATCATTCCTCTTCTTTTTCGTAATAATCTGCGGCGTTTCCTGTTCTATCATCAAATTTACGAATAATCTCTTCATCCATAATTTCTAATACGCGAGTTCTAAACTTTTCATTTTGAAGCTTATCAACCCAGCCGGAGCCTTGAAATTTCTCACAAGTATTATCTTTATAGCAAAGTTCGTACCAGGCACCAGCTTGTCTTAGTGAATCTGAGCCTTTAATTGCATCAAGCCAGCTTTCCTCGTCTTGTATACCTACTTCGTCTCCCCACAAAATCTTGAAATTGCATTGTCGGCCCTGTGTTCCAAAACGAGATTTTTCAAGTTTAACTTTTACTTCTGAGCCGATCCTAAATCCTTTGTCATCTAAGACGAAAGAAGCTTTTGCTTTTCGACCAGTGAGCCAGACTCGTAAAGAATACGCATAGATCATGGCTTTCCCGCCAGGAGTCATATAAGGTGTGGTAAGAGCCTCTGACGGAGATCGTGTAATGTTTGTTTTAAGCTGGTTTAATACCAAAAATGTTGATTGACTATTTGCAATTGGCACTGTAAGTTTTGACATCCCTTTCGCAAGAATTCTTGCTTTAACTGCCATTGAGGAAAGAGGGTTGAAGTCTCCTTCAATATCTGAGACTGCTGGTGTTAGTGCCAAGGAATCCCAAATAAAGAGCATACGATTTTCATTTGAGCCTAATAGTTCTTCGATTGTTTCAAGTACAAATTCAACAGAGGTAGCTTGTACGTATAGTAAATTTTCAACATTGCAGCCAGCTTTTTCAAGGAACGTAGGATCAATTGCCGATTCAGAATCAAAATAAACAACATCGATGCCCATTTTTTGAGCGTTGGCTGCAACTTGAGCAGCCATATAAGATTTACCAGTTGATTCTAGTCCTGCGATTTCTACGATTTTACCTACTGGAATGCCTGCTAATTTGCCTCGACAAACAATTGAATCAAGCCAGCGAGATCCAGTTGGAATCCAATCTTTAACGAGAGTTGGACTATCTTTATTAAGATTGTGGGCCACATTCATCCCAGCTTTTTTATTAATGATATTCCGCATATCAGCGATTGAAATTGTGCCGGTTTTTTTTGTTTTAGTTCTTGCCATTATAATCCCTTTTAAAAATGAAAGAGGGGAAATAACTTCCCCTCTTTCATACAAATCCACTACCCTAACAAATCAGCAAAAGCTTTATCAACGGAATTCCCTTGATCTTTATTTTCGCTAGCATTGTACTTGGTAGTTTCAGACGAAACTTCTTCTGGGTTTGCTTCCCCCAAAAGAAACTCGTCTAGCATCGCTTGGACTTCTGCAAAAGTCTTGCGACTTCCGGCAAAAAGCTCATCAAAGTCCGGGATGCTATCCAGAACTTCGCGACACTTTTCAGGGCCATCGGGACAAAGCGGGGAACTTCGTCGGCGGGGAGTGATGTTCGTCACTGGGAAGGAAGCTCCTGCAGGTTTTCCATAACCAATCGTCAAATCGGTACCTGCTTCAGAATCAGTGATATCACCGTATTCTGGGTTTAGTACCAAATTCAAAAGCTTTTCATATACTTGTTTTCCAAAGCCCCAAACACGTACGCCTTGATCTTCTTCGCCACGTACAACGACTGGAGCGAAAAAACGTTGTCGGGCTGACAACTTTTTAGCCATTCGTCGACTTTCTTCGGTACCTTCTTGCCAAAGATTTCGAACAAAAGAATCTAGGGGGCAATCTTCGCCAAAATTTCTTTTTGGGCTAAGAAACCCAGGATTGTCGCCTACATTATAATGGAACCAGTAATCCTTGAAAGGATCTCCATCTGCTGTCGGAACAATCCGAATAGTTTGTTCGCCGTCTTGAGGGCGCCAAAAGCCGCTAGCGCCGCCCTTATTTTTAAGCGTGCCAAGACGTTCACGCATTTTTTTCATATCAATTGACATAATTATTATTTTCTCCTTGTTAAAGTCAACATGATAACTCTCTCATGTTGCTGTCTATATAATACTTCATTTTTTTAAATGTGTCAAGCATTTTTTTCATTTTTTTGAATGAGGGTGCTATTTGATACACAATATACATATAATGTTTCATAATTTGTAGAATATACCGCATAACTGTTTCTCATTTTATCATGTTCAAGACCATTTTTAACTTGTTTTTTAATTTTTTTAACAAGTGTCCCATCAGAACTTAAAATTTTCTCTGGGATAGCATAATAATACCTTTTCTCTCTTGGCATGTCAAGGTCAAAAAACATATTTTCTTCTCCTGTTTCAAAATCTACTAAGCCAAAAGTTGATATTCGTGCTGTAAGCGTGGGCTCGAATAAGGTACTCATTGCTGATTCTGAGTTCTCAAAAACATTTATCATGTGAATTGTAGAACAAATTGTTTTATTTATTTGATTATAATATTCTCGTACTGGCGTCTCCCCAACTATCTCGGACACTTTTGTATTGTCAACAATATAAAGCCTTTCAAGTAGTCCAGATCGAGCATATTCTTGAAAAACATTAAATACTAGATTTTCTTGAAAAGTTTTTTCTTTTGACAAGTTATTATTATCTGGTTTGATATAAAGTACGCTCACTTCACAGGTATTTTGTATTTGTTCCAGAAGACGTAAAGAGGCTCCAGAAATAAACCCACAACTTGTTATAAACAAAGTTGGGCCGGACATCCCCTTCAAAAGAGTTTGTTTTAAATTTGGAAACTTACTTTCGTACGCTTCTGGGCTTGCTTGATACTCCAAGGCGTACTCGTTCTCGAAATTTTTAAGCCCTACATCTATTTTACAGACTTTATATTGCGGATACTGTTTAAAGTATTCTGCGATGTTACAGCCTGCTTGTCCTAAACCAATTATATTCATTTTAGATACTTAATTTTTTCATTTCCCCGTAATTTTTACCCACTGATACGTTTACTACAAAATTTCCTAAATCAGTATCAGAAAATATCTTTTTTAATTTTGTTAAAATTTCCTTGTCTTCTTCAGAATAATCTATTATGAGAGAATCGTGCATACAAAAAGCAATCCTAGATTTTCTGTCTTCCAATATTCCCCAAACTTTAATCATTTGCTTAAAAAGCAGATCTGCTGCAGTTGACTGTATCAAATAATTTAATGCGTGATATTCATCAGTTTCAATTGTTCTGTCATAAATTGTTTGTATGTTGTGTCCATCCCAACAATCTTGTAACAATGATCCCCTATCATAAGCTTTAGTTGAAAGATAATCATTTGATTCTGGATTATAAAGCCATGCAAATATTCTTTTTTTGGCTTTTTCTCGTGTAACTAATCCTTGATAAACATTCTTAACATTCCACGCGTGGAGATCTTCTTGTGGCTGTACTTTTTTCAGGAGGCCAAGCATAACACGCAACTCTGCAGCATTAAAATCAAATTCTATAAACCAATCATTGTTTGGCTTTAATATTCTTCTATAGTCCTTATCCATGGTTAAAATAGGAAAAGTGCTTGGCCGGGTAGAAAGTCTTCCTGTTTTTGTTTTAAAAGGGTCGTAGCTAATGTATGGTAGATTATTTTTGTTGTTTGATATAAATTTTCTAACTTTAAATTCGTGCCGGCGATTATTTAATGCCGAATAGTTGACATTAAGTTTTGTATTTTTAATTTCTGTTAGAACTTTTATGAGTTGCAGCATGAAGTCATGATTTTTGGGTTTTTCGTGACTTGAAAAAACAAAATCACATATTTTGTTTTTAATTTGAGCCAAGTCTTCTAAAAAAGATTTTGGTGTCATGTCATAAAAACAATGCTTGTTTAAATCTAGCTGTGCTTCTTCGCATGCTTTATAAAAGGCGATCAATTTATTTTTAACCTTTTCCCAGTCTTTTTGAAGATATTCTGGACATATTGCATCTAATGTTTTTCCTTTACAATAAATTTGTGCATATTCAATATTGTCTTTATTCTTTAATGATTCTGAATATGCCCAGGTCTTTGTCATTTTTTTAGGAAAGGTTTTAAGGTACAGCTTGTTTTTTGTGTACGTTGCGTTGCAGTTTTTTTTGTCGTCGAATGTTTGAAACAACATAATTCATACTATATCACATTTGGTAAAAATATCAAACAATTTTTTAATATTTTTTAAGAGGGGATCATTCCATTTTGAGAAGCGTTTAGCACTAGTTCGCCAATTGCTTGTTCTTTATCTTCTTTTCTATATATTTGTTTTAAGCCTTTCATCTTCTTTCTAATGATTTTGTTAATGTAAGCCAGCGCAAAAGGTAAATCAGAATTGATTGAATGTGTGTGGTCTAATGGACCGGCTACGACTCCCAGAGATGTTCCTGTTCTCCCAACTGGCTGTATAGCCCAATTGATTATTTTGTGATCGTGCCACTGCGACTGTGGTCCGACACTGGACATTGCCACTGTGCCATTCCCATATTTATCAACAAAATATTTATGTGTATGGTCGTGATTTTTCGTTGTGGTGCCCTTTAATTTAGATTTCCCTGTGTTATCGATAAAATTTAAAGTTGCCAACTCCATTATCTTTTTTAGATGTTTATTATATTCAAATAGTTTTAATTTTATATTACTTTCCGCCAATTTGATATCAAAATACATTTTAATCCAAAAGAATTCATTATATAATTTATCATATTCTTGTTCAGATAACAACTTTAACTTTATTTCTTTAGTAGTAAACTTTGGTGCTATTCCTGGTTTATTAGAACATAAAATTCTTTTTTTAGTGATCGGGTTTTGTACATAATAGCTTAGGTACCAAGTATATACAGTTTTTTTAATTTCTTCTATTTCGTCTAAGTATGGAATATCATAGTAAATTTCAAAAAATTTATCAAATTTAAGTACTCTTGACCGACATACTTTAAAGGTTTCTCCTGTGCATATTGCTGCTCCATTAATATCCCATTCTGGGCTTTTAGCATTATAAAGTTCTTTTGTCTCCGTCAGGCCGGCCGCGAATGTTTCGTTTGCCACGTCAACTAAAACATCATTAAGTTCTTTTTCCAGTTGTTCTTGGCGTTCGGCGATCTCTGAAGGGCTAGCCGTGGCTTTTTCTAGGTTAGCTCCTTCATAAGTGCCGTCTACAATGCCTTCCACTGTTGGCCATTCAGGAAATTCTGATTTTATTGCTATTTCTGTTGCCTCTACGATGGCGTTTTGTCTTTTTTGTATTATACTTTCTTCATATGCAATTCGCATATATTCGCGCATTTTAAGTGATTTAACATCTGCGACCAACCTCCACGGCACATTTCTATCTATCATAAATCCAAACCTTCGTGCAACAATTCTATAAACATTAAAGTTTGGATCAGTAAGAAACTTGTGTTTCTTTTCATCATTATCATAAGTTTCTGTATCAATTTCAACACATAAGCCAGTAGCCAATGGTGACGTGGAGTAGGTACTAATTGTGCCACTTTTTGTAAATGGTATCTCTGAGGCGACACCTTTTAAATATGTGAGAAAAAGATTCGTAAAGTCTGAGATGTTTGATATTTTTTCTTTATGTTTCGGCGTTCCGGAAGAGAGGAATTGAGAAACAAAAACAAAGTAGTGCATTTTTTTCTGTAGTGCGCTTATTGCCCCAAGATCCGGGACGCCCTTGCTTGCTACAAAATCTGCAATCGGCCCGCCAGAAGAAAGCCAACTAGCTCGTACCAAAGATTTAATATTTGCTTTTAAATCCTTAAAAGCTGCGGCAACAAAATCAAACACAAGGACTTGGCCTGCGCCATCGTTAAGATTTGTCATTCTTTTGTAAGTTAACTCCCCGTCGACATGAGCACTTTTGGGTATTATATAATCTCCATTTAAATTAACTTTTCCATACAAAGGATTTTCATTAATGAAATCAAAAGGCTTGTCAATCCAAGGCAATTTCCCATCTGGATATACTTTTTCATAATAATATTTTTTCTCATCGTAAAGCTCATTAGAGCTTCCCATTGAGTTATTGCCTTTTGGAATTTTTGCAATTTCAAATAACTCGTCCATTGATGCCATTTAAATAAACTCCTTCTTAGTTTTAGTCTTTTTTCGTTTCATGTTAAAAGTCCGGCATTGTTGACATCACGGGCAATGTGTCGCGTCCAGAAATAGATGCTCGGAGTGCGAGTTCTGCCTCACCGGCGAGTAAAATATTAACATAACTTGTGTCGACCAATCCTTTATTTTTACCACCATCACAACTTCCAAAAGTTTCCCAAACTGCACTGATGCTTGTTATGTGCGAAGGATCTCCCCCTGCATTAATTGCATGATCAACTTCGACCACTCTATAAAAACCGCCAATACCAAGATCTTTCCATTGTTCATAATCTGCAGATCCATCTTTTGTTGGGTCTACAAAAAATAACATTCCTGGTTTAAATATATTGTTTCCATACATAGAACAGCTAAATCTATAAACATCTCTTAGCGCGACACCTCCTGTTCGAGTTATTTGGCCCATCGCGCGCGCCTCCCTTAAGTAGGCTATATTTTCTTTGTTAAATGTTGCCCCTCTTACGATGGAGGGAATCTTTCCTAAATGTAAATAATGTATGCCATTATATATATTATTTTCTTCATTTGCTGGATCTAAATGTATCGGCGAAAAATTATTTACGTAAATGAGCATATAATTATATTGCTGTGAAACTGGCGTGTCAGGAGAGATTGATGTGATATCTGTTAAGTGAATAAGTCTGCGAAGATGATCATCATCTGTCGTTGTACTATCCCATGCTACCCCTGTTTCGTCTAGTGTGTACAAAGAAGTGCCGCCGGGTGGATATATCGAGGAGGCTGTGTCCGTGCCCGTCGGTTGGCGCCAATCTGGGAGGAATGGTGGAACATATTTATTTTGCCATTTTTCACTAAGGGCTCCTCTGCCATCGAACGGCAGACGCACGTCGTTGGGATCATATTTTTTCATTTTAGTTGTGAAAGTCACCGTTCCAATTTCTTGGTTTCCGCCTAGTGCCCCTTCAACGCATCGAGACCCCAAACTTGGTAAAATTAAATCTTGAATGAGGTCTTTTATAAAATCGCCTAACAAATATCTTTCTCTTGAACTTGCTATTACTTTTTTTGCAAAAAAGCCCATCAAAGCTTTTAAAGAAATAGGTACCCAAGCTAAATTAAAAAGATATCTGTCACTAATCGCAGAAGTTCCGTAATGATTTTCAAGCAGTGGACCAAGTAAATATCCCATCCCCCTATCAAATGTGCCATGACCCGAAGAAGCAATTGTAATTGCGACATCCAATATATCGCCTAAAGTAGTGAAATAAATTTTAGCACTATTCGAGCTAAGGTCGCTGGGCTTTGATAAAACTTTGCCACCTAGAATATCTTGTTGTTTTTGACTTAATGACTTAACCTCGTGTCTTTTCTTTGTTTTTTGTATACTCTGCGTCGGATCCGACGTCTGGGATATTGCCTCCCATGCGCCCGCTATCTCTTTAGCACTTTTATTGCCTTTTGACCCACGGTCGACAGGTCGAACTACCTTAACCGAATCTGGTTGGAAGGCTATGGCCGCGGTTTCATCTTGTTTCCTGGTCCTCTCCGTGCTGCGAGTCTTGGCTGTTTTTTGTTCTGATGCCATTTTGCCGCTCTTGCTAGAATATCCAAGCTGAGCTTCTGCTTGGTTCACTCCAACGGAATATACTCTTTCCAAGTGCCAAAGATGTGAAAAAATATTTTTATATTTTTGCCCAACATTAAAGCGACGCCAAGACCTTAAATACTCTCTAAGTTTGTCAACCATTTCTTGAAAAACAGCTACTGCATTTCCTGTATCATTTAATGCTGTTTCTAGATTCTTGGGGTCAAATTTAAGGCCCCGCCTAACCTGAACAAATTGTTCTGTCATCCTTTTGGATTTGGCTTTGCTTTCGCTTTCTGCTTTATCAAGATGTTTATCTGTAGGGATGATATTCTTCATTTTTCCCATCTTATTGGGATTCCAAATTAAATATGATAATACCCCAGCATTGTCTTCTAAAAAGCCTCTTAGCTTATT